GGTGGCAAGCCATTCCGTATGGTGCTTGGAGAGGCGGAAAATGCCGAATCACATGATTGACAACAACTTACAACGAAAGTCCAGCACTAGGCAAAAATTGCCTAGCCGAAGATGACAACCGAACGGTTCAATGAACTGTTGAAAGGGGCACTGCATCATCCGTTTCCGATGTTCACCTTGTCGCGCATGACACTGGCACTGAAATACGTCGTGGATGAAACCGGCAAGCACGGCGAAAAAGCTCTGGAAGATTGGTGCCGACAACGTGATGAACGTGATGAAGCAAATTCCACGGACGATTACCTCAGCCAACCATGAATCCAAGGCCGTACTATCTTTTGAACAAGGCCGGTGAACCGGTGAATGAACCGGACGTGCTGACGTGGGCACGTGGCTTGGAAAAGCTGGACCGGACGGTGGCCAAAGACCGGATCGGTGCTGCCACGGTGTCCACGGTGTTCCTTGGACTTGATCACAATTTCATCGGCACCGGTCCACCGGTCTTGTGGGAGTCCATGGTCTTCGGCAGCCGGTTGGAAGGCACGTGCATGCGGTGTGCCGGAAGCCGTGAACAAGCTATTGCCATGCACGGCAAAATTCTGGCAATAGTCAAGGCAGGCTTGTCCGGTGGACGGCACCGGAAGCAAAAACGACAACAACAAAAATCAAACTGAAAGAAAAAGTTATGGCCGAAAAAATAGGATGGCTGAGTTCCGAACGTGCAGAAATTTTGAATCGTGTGGTGCACGAATACCAACGTGATTGGCAACGTGCCATGAAGGAGAATCCGGACTGGATCGGAAAATTGGATTGGAACGATCCGGCTGGCAAGCATCGTGCACACAGCACGGCCAGCCGGATTGCCTTGGCTTTGAAGAAGGCTGATGCCTTGAAGAAGAAGACAATGGGCCGTCCGGCCAAGACCGAAGTGGCCGAAGACAACCGGCAACTGATTTGCAGCATCATCCGGAAGTACACCGTGAATGGATCGGTTGGCTGGTCCCGTGCCTTCGGTGAACATCCGGAATGGAAACATCAGCTTGGCATCAAAGCCGGTGCCAATGATCCGATGATGAAACGGCTTTATCCGATGGGCAGCTATTTGCTGAAACGTGATCCACAATTTGCCGATTTACGGAAAGCACCGGCACCACCGGCACCAGCCGAATCGAACGGTGAACACGGACCGGCACCGGCACCGGTTGATCCGATCAAGTTCTGTCCGTCGTGTGGATTCAATCTGCACATCTTGCGTGTAGCCTTCACGGTGGCTTTGAAACATTCCACGAAGGGCCAGGGCCGATGAACTACCAACCAAAAAAGCTGGCACGGCATCTGGTGAATTTCGAAAGTGCCACGGACCTTGAAGCCGTGGTGCTGGCACGGCTTGGACTATCCACCAATTTCATCAAGGAACAAACCGGCTTGTCCGGTGGCCAGATCAGTTATCGATTACGGAAAGGCAAAGACTTGGAAGGTTACGGCAAGGGCCACACGTACCGAAGTGAATGGAGAAACGGCACCGGCCATCTGGTCCGTGATGCCATCACGATGATGGTGCCGGTGCTAAGGAAAGAAGCCAAGGCCACCTTGCCGAAGCTGGTGCAGCATCCAACACCGGAAGTTTCGAACGTGGTGGAACTGCCGGACGAAGTGAAACGGCTGGGCCGGACCAAGGCGGCCTGAAAGTTTTTCGTGCTATGCAATCGATTGGAAATTACAAGCTTCTTGAAAAAGCAAAAACGGTCCGTTCCGATGGAATGAACTGTGCCAAACATTTCCTTTCACTCGCATGGCACGAATATAATTTTTAAACGGTCCATCGGTGTTTCCAACGTTTTGATCGAAAGAAGCGGTGGTGACCGGTGGAACCGTGAACCGTCCGGTTCGGATAAAACGGATCACAGATCCAAAGTCCGAATCGGACCAATTTAAAAAACAAGAAGGCTGCATCCGGAGAATTTGGATGCAGCCATTTTTGTTTAGATCATTTCGCGTTAGTTCACCTTACTTGCAGCAATGGCTTTTTGCAATGCATGCAAGGTGTCCGGCAAATCGTACCGCCATTCTTCATCGGCATCGGCTGGCAGTTTGGCCAAGAATTGTTCAGCCGTTTCACAAGCCATTTTCAAGGCCGGTGCTGATGCCAGCAGCCGTGCCGTGGCTTCATCCGGCATGGCCGATTCGAAACCATCGGCATGCCGGATGAACCAACCATAAGTGCCAAGTCCACCACGGTGGCAAACTTCGATTTTGGTGGTGTCGTTCATAGGCTGGATGCGTTTTGCTGATTGAAATCGATTCGGTCAATCTTCGATGCCTTGTACATGGTCAAGGTGATCCGTTCATCCAGTGCCCGAAGCTGGACACGGAGTTTGAACAGCTTGAAATAGGCAATGGCCAAGGCAATCGCCAGCACCACGATCAAGCCGGCATTTAAGAAGGCACCACCAACGGCCAGCCGTGCCGTGGAAATGGTGTTCGTGAGTAACAAGGTCAACTGTTCAATTGTCATTTTCGTTTTTCGTTTTGGTGTTGTTGCTGTCGTTTCGTTGCTGTGCAGTTTTGGTTGCACGGTGAAGGTCCGGACGGACCGGCCTTCAACGTGGAATCAAAATTTCATCGGCTGAAATCTTCGAAGGTTGGCTTGTAGGTTTTCGGCACCGGACCAAACCGTTTGGCACGTTGGATTTGTGCCACACACCGTGCACACAGAAACAGGAACGGTGAATCCAGTTTCCATGCCGATGCAAAGGCTTCGTCGTTGGTGACGGTTTCACCACACCGTTCACACTGCCTTGGATCGTTCATCGGCCACCGGCCTTTCCGGTGGAAGCACCGGCCTTGGCAGCACGCAAGGCCAGCAAAGCATCGGCTGCACTTTGATGGCCAGCATCAGATTTGCCGGTGATGGTGTTGTAAACAAACCACGGCCACGGTGCACCGGGGATGCAAATGATTTTGAATTTGGATTTGGATCGGTCTTGTTGCATGTTCAATTTCTTGATGGTGATTAAAGTTGTTGTTGTGGTGGCCGGTGGTTTAATCAGTTTCCACCGGCCACCGTTTTTTTGGCTAGTCCACGAATTCCATTTGCGGCCGGTCCGGATAGCACCAATCGGCCACGATGCCGGTGAACTGGCTTTCCCAGTGATGTTGTGCATCGGCCTTCCGGCTGGACCGGCTGCCATCGGCACAAAGGTACATCCGGCCAAATGTGGATTCGGCAAAGACCACGATGGACCTTCGGACCGGTGCCGGTGCCGGTTTGAACGTTGCACCAATCATGCTGGCCATCACGGTGGCTTGTGACGTGTTCGAATCAGGATTGGTTTGAAGATAAACCGAACCACGGTCCGGACGCATGGCAAACACGGTGGCCACAAGGCCGGTGGTGGTGGTGACGGTTTGACCGGTCTTGATTTCACGTCCGGTCTTGTTGGAATAAAGTTTCAGTTTCATTTTGTAGTTGTCGTTTTTGAAAAAGGCCGGTGGTGGTGGCCACCGGCCAAAGTGGTTTACTTCAATTTTGCACAGATGGAATCCAGCTTTCGATACATGGTTTCAAGCTGGCGTTGGATGCTGCACACTTGACCGGCTTGCCGCATTTGGCTGGCATTGTATTGAAGACGGCGTGCATTATCGATTTGCTTTCGAAGGTTGATCGATTCCAGCACCACGTTGACGGCCTTGGCTTCACCATCGGTGCACCGGCCTTGGATCGGTTCACCGTGATAAAGTGCTTCACCATCGAACCATTCGTAAGACTCGGCTGCCAAGTACCCATTTTTGACAAGTGCCATTCGAAGAATTGCGGTTAAGATTTCGTTCGTCATATTCGATTTATTGTTGTTGTCGTTCATTAACATGCACACAACATAAACCGGTTTATGTAACGATGCAAGCGTTTTGTGAACATAGTTTGACAAAAGCAAAGGCCGGACCGGTGGTGAACCGATCCGGCTGGTACTTATGCTATGGGCCTGAGTTCTGTTTTCATGCGTCGGCAGATGGGTCGCTTGTTTCAAAAAGTGAAGTATCCCGCAGGGCAGCATGCGTGTTGATGGCCACCAGTATGGCTTGCAATAGCTTCACGATGTCGGCATTGCCAGCCGGTGCCGGTCCGGTGATGGTGACGGCACCGGCCATCACACGGACGATTTCACCGGACTTGTCCAGCACCAACGTCAAGACCTTGCCTTCATCATCATTCGGATTATAGGCCACGATTTCAGCCGTCTGGCCGAACCAGTGTTCATTCTTGGACGCGCGTGCTTTGAATTCGGCTTGAACGTCCGCACCGACATATCCGGCATCGGCAGACCACCGGATCGGCCAATCGATCAAGACCTTCCGGCCAACCAGATTTTGATTTTGATTGGTGGCTTTCATCGGCTGGCCTTTCCTTCCACCTTCCGGCTGGCATTGAAATTGGCCATCCACTTGGACCGTCGGGCACGTTCGGACCGTGTGATCGGTTTCCGGATGCTGGCCAGTTGCTTGGCCCATTCGGACCGTCGGGCACGTTCATCATCGGTGATCGTTTTCTTGGTGCCACGTGCCATTTGGCCAAGGGCCACGGCCAGTGCACGACGTTCACGTTTGTTCGGTTTGCCGGTGGTGGCCAGTGCCACGGCAATCGGATTTTTGTTCATCATGATATTTTCTTTGTGTGTTGAAATTGGTGCCGATGGTGGTGGCCACCGGCACCGGTTGGTGATGGTTATGATTTGGCAATGATTTCCAGCACGGTGCAGTTGCAGCGCACGATGCGGATTGCCTTGGCATACGGTGCAACAAAATCAGGATTCAACCATGCCAGTGTTTTGTCACCGGCATGCAAGGTCTTGACTCGTTCACGATATTCGATTTTAAGCAATTCAATGGCTGCGGCTTCGGTTAATCCAGAATCCAACCGTTTGCTTCCACGTCGGAACCAGATTCCGTTTTCGGCTTGTTCGTGCAATTCATATCGGACGTATGTTTCGATTTTTTCGGTCATTTGCATTTTTCGTTTTTGTTGTTGTTGTTGAAAAGGCCGGTGGTGGTGGCCACCGGCCAAAGTGAATTCACTTGTTTAATTCGGCACCACAATGATCGCCACCGTCCACCATGATGCCGGAAAGCTTGATCGGTTGTGCTTCACGTGCCTTGCCTTCACGTGTGGCTTTGATGCCATTGTAGGCAGCACCGTAGGCTTGCCGTAATTGTGCAAGGTGAATGTTCCGGCAACCGATGCGTGCACCAAGCTGGTGTTGCAACATGCCGAAAAGTTTTTTTTCGGAAACCGGCTTTTGCAAACAAAGTGCATGTGTGGTGCCCCATTTGATCGCTTGGATCAATGAAGCTTGCCAGAATTCTGGATTGTCAAAGTGGTGTTGCATGATGTTTTCCGTTTTTGATGTTAGCCACGTGGCACCGAATACCGAATCACGTCACGTCCGGCTTGGGATTGTGAAATATACCGCAACATGCCGGTAACATCGTTTCGTTGAATGGCCCATTCACGGTCCGAACCGCAATTGCGCATTCTGCTGTGGAAAATCCATCGTCCGATCTGGTTGGATTCTGCAATTCTGTCTTTGCGTGTTTTCATTTTATTGTTGTTGTCGTTCATTAACATGCACACAACATAAACCGGTTTATGTAATGGTGCAAGGCCAAACCGAAGATTTCCAAACATAGTTTGACAATGGCTGGCCGGTGGCCGTTTTCGTTTATAGGCTGCCGGACCAGCCGGAAGGCTTGGACCATGGCCGGACCGGTCCGGACGGCTGCCAAGCCACTTTCCGGTCCAAGAATTGGCCTTTAAAGGCCGGTTGCCATGGACGGCTTTAGTGATGCCGTCTGCCAGTAGTCCACCACCAGCACCAGCCGAAGACCAGCCGCCACGGTTTGCACGGAATCAAACCGAACTGGCCAAGGTGCTTGGATGCAGCCGAAGAATGATTTCCGTCTATTCCAAGAAGGCCGGACGGCCACCGAAAAAGCCGGATGGACGGCTGGATGTGGCAGCATGGCAGGAATTTCTCGGTGATGCCGTCCGTGGTTCCAAGGAGTACACCGAAATTGATTCGGACGATTCCAGCCAAACCGAAGTCCGGACCGAACACATCAAACTTCAAAACGAAAAAATTGCCTTCCAGATTGCCGTTTTAAAAAAGGAGTACATCGCCTTCACGGTGGCTGAACAGATGGCCGGTGAAGTCTATGCCGGATGCCGTTCGATTCTGATGCAGTTGCCGAAGCTCGCGCCAACGGTGGCCGGTTTATCGGTGGCTGATACGGAAACAAGGCTTCGTGAAATCGTCCACGAATTCATGACGCAATTGTCTTTGCTGGATGAACGGCTGGACCAGTTGAAACCGGCTGGATGAAGAATCCGTTTTTAAAAGCCTTCAAGCTGGCCATGCGGCCACCGGAACAAATCACCCCATGGCAATGGTGTGAAAAATATCTGGTGGTGGATGAAACGTCACCGATGCCGGGGAAATGGAGAAGTGACAATGCACCGTGGGTCCGTGAATTCATGGAATGCTTTTCGGACAACCGCGTCCGGATCATCACCGTGATGTGTGCAGCACAATCGTCCAAGACACAGACACTTTTGAATTTGCTGTGCTGGGCCATTGCCGAAGACCCCGGACCAATTCTGTGGCTTTCGGCTGCACGTGACGAACTGAAAGAATTTATCCGTGATCGTGTTTCACCGACGTTCCATCACTGTGCACCGGTCCGGAATTTGTTGATCGGTGAAACCGTGATGGGTTTCGAATTCACCACCACACCGGTTTATTTTGCCGGTGCCGGTTCCAAATCCAAAACCAAGTCCAAGCCGATCCGGTATCTGCTGGCTGATGAAGTGGAAGAGTACCCGCCAGGGCACCTCCAATCGGCCTTGAACCGGACACTGGCTTATGATTCTTGGAATGCACGGCGGGTCTTGATTTCCACCCCACACCTTAAAGGTGGGGTGATGGACACGGAATTTTTGAAAGGTGATCAACGTGTGTTCCATTTCACGTGTCCGGCTTGTGACCAGTTGCAGCCGTTGAAATGGATGCAGTTGAAATGGAACCGGAACGACACGACGCACCCCGGTGAACATTGGGACTTCGATGCACTGGCCGAAACCATCCGGTACGAATGCAATGCCTGCAACCACGGCATTCGTGACACACCAGCCGAACGGAAGGAACTGGCACGGTCCGGACGGTTCATCCGGATGAACCCCGGTGCACCGAAGTACCGTGTTTCCTTCCATTGGAATGCACTGCTGCCACCGTGGGTGTCGTGGCGATCACTGGTGGAAGAATTCATCCATGCACAAGCCGGTGCACAAGCCGGTGACGTGGAACCGTTGAAAAGTTTCGTGAACGACAAGCTTGGTGAAGGCTGGACTGATGAACTGGGAATCATTCAGGACTGGTCTTTTCTGGATGCACGCCGTGAACAATACGCCTTCGGTGATCCGTGGCCGGAAGAAAAGACACGCTACCTTTTTGCCGACCAACAAGAACGTGGTGGTGAACATTTCTGGTACGTGTGCCGTGCCTTCGGTGTGGCTGGCAAAAGCCGATTGATGGCTTATGGCCGGTGCAATTCACGGCAGGAACTTTTAGACACGGCACAATCGTTGAACTGTCCACCGGCACATTGTGCCGTGGATACCGGACAAGGCCGAGCTGCACCGGGACTTTACCGCTTCTGTGCCAGCACCGGCTGGAATGCTTTCAAAGGTGACACCGGTGAAGGTTATCCGGTGCTGGACCAGCAGACACGAAAAAGCTTTTTGCGATTGTGGAAAATGGTCTGGGCCGATGCTGCACTTGGCACACCGATGCAAGGCCGTGGACGGAAGATCAAGCTGTTCCGGTTTGCCAATAATCCGGTGAAAGATTTACTGGCCGATTTCCAAAAAGGCCAAGCCGGACATTGGACCATTCCAATGTTAACCGGACGTGATTATTTGGAACACAATGCTGCCGAACACCGGATCGAAGTTAGGGACACCAAAGGCCGGTACTGGTACGAATGGCGGCAAGTCCGTCGTGATAACCATTTGCTGGACTGTGAACGTGGCTGCCTTGTCATGGCCTTGGTGGAAAAGATGATCATTGCACAACCGATTCGTGCCGGTGGTGTGATTCGGCCACTGCCTTCGAAAGATGGTTCCGAGCTTCGTCCGTCCACTGTCCAGCCGTCCGGAAACCAAACCGGCAACGGAAATCGTCCACGTGTTTCCTAATGGCTTCGTGGCTGCAATCACAATGCCGTGCAATGGCACGCAAGGAACCAACCAGATCCGGACGGACGGCATAGATGAAAGCCACGGTCCGAAGGTTCACTTTCGAAGCTGAAAAATAACGTCTGGTGCCGTTCTGATTCCGAAGGCCGGACACGTTCCGGCTTTTGCTTTCAGCCAGCCACACCAAGACCGACGAAAGCAAATCGGCCATCCGTGTGAAATCGGATTGTGGTTCCGGTTCAATGTCTTCAATCGGATGCCGTTCAAATCGTGCATCCATGGCCGGATCATGGTTGGAAAATCCAACAAGCATTCCTTAACCACCGGATAACACACCACGGCAACAATCGGCAACCGATAAATTGACTGAATGCCGGAACGGTGATGGCATGTGCCAACATTTATGATCTGGCCGATAACCTTTTGGAATGGGCCAAAGGTGAATCCGAAATCACCGGACGTTCACCGTACTGGATCATAAGCCAAGCTTTGACGGCCACGATGCGGCAAGCCGTGTCCAAAGGTGGCACGATTGTGATTTCCACCAGTGAAGCCGGTGGATCGGTGTCGTTGCACATCCAAGATGACCAGACACCGGCCATGGTCCAAAGTGCACTGAAACAAGTGAAACGGTGGCTGGAACAACAAGCCGATCCGAACACGATGCAGCCACCGGCCATGGTCCGTGTGATGCGTGCACGTGCCAGTTTCTTCAAAGCCATCATTTCATGATCAAGTTTCTTCGAGATTTTTTCATAGCACCACCGGCGCCGAAAGCACCGGTCCGGATGCAGCACCGGCACCGGCCAGCCATCGGCTTTGGTGCACGGAAACGTGATCCGTTGGAAATGGCTGCCCAGACTTATGGTTATGATACCGTCGGCTGGGGCGATCAATTCGAAGCTTTGCGATGGACCGACGAACGGACGACGGTGCCTTATTATTTCCGGCAACTGGCCTTGCGTTCTGCTGTGTCCAGTTTTTCACGTCAAATGATTGCCGGTCTTTCATCGTACCTTTACGACAATTCCGGTGCCGTGGGCTATGCCGTCACGCAATTGGCCGATTATTCCGTGCCGGTGGTGCCGTATGCTGCCAGTGACGATCCGGAAGCCAACAAGCTTTATGATTTGTATTTCCGTGAATGGACCAAACGTGCCGATTTCACTGGACGTTTTGATTACTGGTGGTTGCAGACGATGCAAATCATTTTAGCCGTGCTGCACGGTGACGTTGGCCGTGTGTTCACCATGGCCGGTGGTTTTCCACAAATCCAGTTGGTTGAATGCTGGAGAATTTGCGGCACCGGCAGCCGAACCACCGTGGACGAAACCGACGGTGTGTCCATTGATGCCATGGGACGTGTGCAAGGTTATTTGCTGGATGGTGGTGACAAGTTCATCCCGTCCAATCAAATGCGGCTGTTCATGTATCCGGAACGGATGACAAGGTATCGTGGCCTTTCACTGCTGCGCCGTGGCATGAACGATGTTCGTGATCGGTCCGATATTAAAGGTTTCACCAAGCTGGCAGCCAAGATCCGTGCTGCATTGTGTGCCGTGATCGAAGGTGCACCGGTGGAACCGGACACACTTGGCAACGACACCGGACAGCCGAACGACTACGATCCGGTTGGTGGTAACATCACCGAAGGTGGCAATGAATCGGCCTTGGGTGCCGGTGCCATGGGGACACCACAACAGAAAAAGTTTTCACTTTTGGAATTACTCGGTGGCGACATTCCGATGTTGCCTTGCGGCCAGACCTTGCACCAATTGGAAAACGACGGACCGGCACCGAACATGATGGATTTGCTTTCGTTCCTTGCCGGTGAAATGGTGGCTGGCCTTGGCATTCCACCGGCCTTCTTCGTGGACCAGCATGGCACCGGACCGAACCAACGTGCCATGAACGGCAAGGCACAAAGACGGTTTGATCGATGGTCGCAACTGATGGCCAATGAAGTGGAATGGGACTGGCTGCGGGTGATCGGTTTCGGCATTGCCAACGATGAACTTCCGACACCGAAAGGAATCAGTTTCGACAAGGCCGAACTGCAAGCTTTCCTTGACGGCCAAGGTCCACGGCCAATTGATTTGATGACGTGGGCACGGATCGAAATGCAAGGTCCACCGAAGATCAGCATTGATGACGGACGTGATTCACAATCCAACCGGGACGATTTCAACGTTGGCTTGAATTCCAGACAACGGATCTTCGGCCAGCGTCAACAAAACTGGAAACGAGAAATGGACCAGAATATGGCCGAAGACGATTACATCATTGACCGATGCAAGACACGTGCCGATGTCACCGGTGTGCCGTTGGAAGTGTACTTGGCACGTGCCGGAATCATCCAGCCGAAGGCAGTTTCGGCATTGGAAACGGCTGCCGAACAAGACGGTGAAGGTGAACCGGATGAAGACGATCAAAACAAACCGGCACCACCGGCCAAACCGGTGCCACCACCAAAGCCACCGGCACCGAAACCACCACCACCACGCAGACCGGCACCGGCCACCAAATGAACGAAAAAATTCCATCGTGTCCATGGACGGCACGATTCGAAACCGATGTGGCTTTGATCATGGAATCGGCCTTGGCCGAGCTGACACGTCCAATCGATTTGGCACTGGCCGAACATCCGGCCTTGTCCAAGCTTCGGATGCAGACCATGCCACAACCACGGATGGACGACACCGGCATTGCCGTGCTTCCGGTGCAAGGCACATTGGTGTACAAGCCAAGTGCTTTTGAACTTTTGACCGGACGTGCCGAAGACACACAAGCCATCACGGAACTGGTGTTGCAGTTGAATGATGATCCGAAGGTCCGTGGCTTGGTGCTGGACATGAATTCTCCCGGCGGATTCCTGACCGGTGGACCGGAACTGGCCGGTGCCGTCAAAGACTTTTCCAAGCCAACCGTGGCTTGGACCGGTGGACTAATGACCAGTTTGGCCTACATGATCGGCAGCCAAGCCGATCACGTCATGTCCACCACCAGTGCACGGACCGGTTCCATCGGTGTGCTGGCCAGCTTGGTTGATCCAACACGGCTAATTGAAAACCTTGGGGTAAAGGTCTTAACCTTCAAGAATCAGGCTGCCAAATATAAAGGTGCCGGAATACCGGGATCACCTTTAACCGAAAGCCACATCGAAGACATTCAATCCAGTGTGGAAAAAGCTTTCCAGATGTTCCGTGGCATGGTCAACAGCACACGTCCACAAATCACGGATGATGCCATGCGGGGCCAAACCTTCTTCGGTGCCGATGCACTGCAAGCCGGATTGGTGGACCAGCTTGGCAGTTTGTCTGATGCCGTCCGAATGTGCCGGATGATGGCCGAATACACCGAACGAAAGTTGCCAGTGCTTGCATCTAATTGATGCAAACGCTTGAAGACGTTTTAACCGACAACAAAAAACTTTCCGAAGACCTCACACGTGCCACGGCAGACAATGCCAAGTTGTCCACCGAACTGGCCGATGCACGGACCAAGCTGGACCAGACCAGCACCACGGCAAAACTTCACGGCACCAAGCTGGATGAATTGTCCAGTGCATTAAAGGCATCCGACGAACGGTCCAAGAAACTGGAAACGGACTTGGCTGCACTTTCATCCAAGGAAACCAACGTGGACAAGATGATTGCAGCCGAATTGTCCAAACGTGGCATTGCACCATTGGCCGTGGCCGTGCATGCACCACGTGTGGAACTGTCTGCCAACGATCCACAAACTTTGTTTCACGAATTTGCCATGGTGCGTGCCACCAACGACGGCATGGCCGTTGCACGGTTCATGCGTCTGAATGCCGAAAAGATCAAGGCACTGGGCAAAATGGACTATCTGGCTGCCATGAATGCCGGACCAACCGGTGGCACCGGCAAAGGCACCGGCACCGGTGCCGGTGGTGGTGGTGGTGGTGGTGAAGGTGTGTCACCACTGGGTGCTGCCGGTGGCTGGACCAACACCATTCCGGCTGCATTGCAACGGCAGGTTTTCATGGACAAGGTGATGCGTGCTTTCAAGTACCGGACCTTGCCGCTAAAAGCTTTCTGCATCCGGTTTAACAACGTTCCACTGGAAGGAACGGACAAGCTGGATGTGCCTTACTATCCGTTGTCCACCAATGCTTCGGTGGATTTTGCCGTGGCCACCGGCTATGTGTTCACCGGATCGTATGCCGTGGATTTTCGTGAAGTGACGGTGAATAAACGGAAGTATGCACCCATGACTTGGTCCAGCCAAGATTTGCGACGGCAGCCGATGCTGAATCCGGAACAGATTGCACAGATGATTGGTGAAAAGCTGGCACAAGACGTCATGACGGATATTTTTTCCGTGATCACGGCTGCCAATTACGGTGCACCACCAACCACCTTGACCGGCATCGCAGCCAGTGCCTTGAACTGGTCTTTGACCATGGACATGAAGAATGCTTGTGACGTGGCCATGTGGCCAGCCGAACCACGGACGCTGGTGCTGGATTCCACCTATGCCAATTACCTGTGGCGGGACAACACGGCAGCCACGGCTTATTCCTACGGTGAACCGGGTGGCGTGGCCAACGGCATCCGTGATCGCATTGCCGGATTTGAAATTGTCAGTGTGCCGGTGCTGCCGAACAACGGTGCCACGGAAAAGCTTTGCGGGTTTGCCGCCTATCCAACGGCAGCGATCATCGCATTCAGTCCGATCCGGCCAACACCGGAAGTGGAACAACTGTTGACCAGTTATCAAGTGACCACCGATGAAGACAGTGGATTGACCTTGGAATACAGACGTGGTGCAGACACCAAAGGTGATTACACGTTCCAAACCATTGAGTGCAATTACGGATACAATTACGGCCAGAAAGAAGCCTTGATCCGAATCACGACACCATAATGCAACGGCACGCACACATTCTGGTTTATCCACACGGCTGGCCGGACAGTGGTGAACCGGCACAGATGCTGGTAGGTCCGGAACAAACGGCTGATGAAGTGGAACGCGATTTCAACAATCTGGTGCAGAACCGGACCAGTGAAGATTGGCAATTGGCTGAACTGTACATGTCCGAAATGCCAAGGTGTCCGTGGCGGGTGGAACAACTGAACTTGCCGAAGGAACCGCCGAAGCTGAAGACAAGTCCCGGTGTGGCACCGGAAGTGGAAGCCGATGAACCGGCACGGAAGAAAGCCAAACGGCATCGTTGAAACTGGTGTATGAATCATGACGGTTGCCCAATCCTTACGGACCGATGGCTTTTTAAAATCACTGGAATTACGTGGCTTCACCTTGACCAGTGATTCCGGTGCTTTCCAAGCCTTGATTGCTTGGCAGCCATCGGACTTGCCGCAATTCGATTTGGGGCCGGGGGAAATGATTCACGGTGTGGTGCATGCCTTGCGGGAAGCACCACAATTCGACCTTTCCGATCCACCGCTGGCTTTGCCCACCGGCATCAAGGAACAATCCATCTTGACTGACAACACCGGACGTGTGTGGCGGGTCTTGTACATCGAAAACAATCCGGTCAACATTGCCATTCTGCTTTACTGCCAGCTTGAACGTGTGCCGTGAATAAGCTTTTAAAATCTTTTCCTTGGACGGTGTTGGTGTGTTTCTGGGTTGGGCTGGTGCCGGTGCCGGTGGTGGTTGCAGCCACCGTCACCGGCCAATTGATGGACATCACCGGCAATCCGTATTCGCCCAATGTCCGGTTTGTGCCAACCAATTCCACCCCACAAGGCAGCGGCACCAACACCATCTTGGATGTGCCGCATTCGGTGCAGCCAACCAACGGCAGTTTTTCGCAAGCCTTGGTTGGTGGTTATTACATGACCGATTTCGGGCCACCGAATAAACCGATTTACATTGCCGTGCCACCGAACGACACCAACACCTATAATTTCAATTTGTGTGCTTCGTGGGCATCGAACCTGATGGTGTTCTATTGGACCAATCCACCACCGGCACCGGTCCAAGCCGGAACCAATGCCAGCATCTATTTTGCATCCAGCACCAACGGCATCGGAATCACCAACGGGGTCTTGGTTGG